CTACCGCCCCTGAACCAAGGGCTACCGCATTTGTACCACTCGCCGTTGGCGTTACAGCACTTGAAGCATTGTCTCTGTAAAGATCAGGGTCACCACCACCACCAGCATCTGCAAAGGTAACAGCGCCAGAACCATTTGTGGTAAGTACCTGCCCGTTAGTACCGTCTGATGTTGGCAGGTTATAAGCACCAGATATTCTTGCTGTAATACCGCTACCGCCCAATGCAATCTGATTAGTTGCTGTCGTAGTAGCCGAAGTACCAAAAGCACTTGCCGCCACATGGGTGGAAGTGGCTCCATAGCCAACAGCCGTACCTGCAATGGCTGTGGCCTTCGACAAAGTTCCAATCGAAATTGAGCCTGATCCCTGCGCCCCATATGTTGTTGTGTTATTTGCTATAACGGCGGCAAGGCTACTCATCCCAGAAGCATTACCGTTCATAATTGCAATACTATCTGTTCCGCTTGAGTTTGCATCTGAACCAAGGGATATAGAGTCGTTGCCTGTAGCAATTGGAGCAACTACACTAAGAGTAGTATTCTCAGCATAAAGCGCTGGAATATCCTCAGCTGTAGCACCAATAAACACGGTAGCTGAACCACTAAGATTAATGGCATTGTTTGAGTTGCTGCTCTCGCTTACGGTGCGTGACAGCGTAGTGCCAGAACTTGTATAGGTGCCTGTGCCTATTTCAAAGTTATTACCATCTTCAATAATGTAACGAACTACATCTGCATTAGCTACCCCAGCATCAGCAAAGGTCTGATACCCATCCTCAGCACTGCCAAGCGTAATAGTTCCAGTACCCGTTGTACTGGTGGACATCTTTGCCCGATTTTTAAGAACGGCCATTTATAAACCCTTATGCAATAGTTAGGTCAATAGCACCTGCGGCAAACTCTAAGGTATCCCCATCGTTTACAGTTTTGTTAGCTGACAAAGCCCCATGCCAAAGCAAGTTGCCTCCTGATGAAGCGTCATGAATACCAATAGCTACGATTGTACCAAAGTTACCACCTGTTGCTGTAAATGACACAGCACCTGTGTTATCGGTTGTACCGCCTGTGCCTGTGGCTGTATCCCAAGCTACAGTTTGTCTGCTATAGCCATTACCTGAAACTTCAGTACCACCACCTGCATCTGACGGAGCTACTGTATATAAAGCTACATACCATGCGGTAGGACGGGTAGCTGTACCCGAAGTCATTAAAAAATTTAGTATTAGATTTTCTGCGTGATCTGATAAAGCAGACATGAGTTACTTCCTTTTCTAGGATGATAATTTAAACCAAATGTCACCGTCATTACCACCTGAAGGGGCCGATGTACTAATTGTGACATTGTCTAGGAGATTAAATACGTTTTGACCATTAACGTAAATACCCCCTAAGTTTAACAGATCATTTCCGTTAAGGTCTATGTCTGCGTTCATTGTGTTAGGGGTTGAACCATCCCTCGACAAAGTGTTGTCAAAGGAATCTCTTAAAGCTGTAAAGTTATCATTAAGGGTTGTAGTCGAGGCATAGCCAGAACTAATAGAAGTAAGTGTAGGTTTCTTTGCCATTAGTTTACCTTAATACCTAACCTGTGAGCATCTTCTGACAAAAGAGCTAAAGCTTGTTTATTCTGGTCTTCCTGCTCTTTAACAGCTAATTTTTTCTTAGCCTGTGAACTGTTGTCTTTATCTAACCAACCTTTTTCTAGAAGTAGTTTGGCTGCTGAAAAAGAACTACGTCCACCCTCCTTCATCTCTAAAGCTATAGCCTGTATAGCCTGAGACTTAACTTTAATCTCAACTTCATTTCTCCAACGGGTAACGTGAGGCTTTACCTGAGGAGCTTTAGTTATCGTATCCCAAACATCCCATGAACCAAAGACCCTTTGAGCAAAGTCATACTCAGTTGGATCGTGAGGAACCATTGACAAGTATAGCTGGTGAAGTGATGTATACTTTACACCGTGAGCAACTATATCCTGTTCTTTAGTTGTAAAGATAGCATGCTTTGGATCGTAGTAAGATAGTTCATAGAATAAACTTTTAGTTCTTACTTTGCCGTTCGGACCTTTAAGTTGCTCAAATGTAAACATGGTTGTTTCCATAGTGATTCGATTTAATTGTAATAGTAGCACACCTTTGCTAATATTGTCAACATATAAAATAAATTAAATTATATTTCTTTTTCTATTGACACAGGGTGAATTAATATGTATAATTTCATTATCCCTCTTGGGATTACTACAACTATAATATATATCCCTTACTTTAAGTAATTACTTTAAGTAATCAAGTACAGATTCACCCCCTCTAGGTTGTTTTCCTAGCAGGGGGTTTTGTTTTATCTGTTGTCAGTTAATCAGATAAATTTTACATGCTGGGAATTTTACTGAGAAAATTTCTTTACGCATTGTACATACATAAGGCACCCCCTAACCCCCCGCATCGACCCTCGCATGTGATCACAAAAAGTAACCCCCCACCCTAAATGTGATCACAAATAGAGTTTACCTGCTGGAATATCCCTTTTGTGATCACAAATATACCCGTTCGGAAATACCCCCACCACCTTAGAGAATATTCTAACCCATTGATACTAGTAGTATATACCAACGTATATTCACTAGAGCCTTTAGTATTTTTTAATATATCCTTTAGGGTATTTAAATAAACTATACTTATGGACTATCTATCCTATACTTTATTGCCATTGTCTTTATCATTTACCTATGCCAATCTTTAATCATCGAAAGACGGCAGACAAGTTCTAAAGAGTAGCATAACCGCCTTGATCCTTTAAACTTTGAGCACTATCGACGGATACGGTGAGATGCCCTATCACTTAAAATAAAATAAAGACTTGACTATCTAAACCAAACCAGAAAGACTAAAAGAAAGACACAACAGAAAGGGACGCCAGCAGATAGAACCTAGACACACATATTTTAGCAATAGCTCATAGACGTAGTGGTAAGAATAAAACCAACGTCCAGCCAATAGGCACGATAGCAATAAACGTGGTTGCCACTAAGCTATCTGAAAGAGTCGCCCTACTCATACCCTGTGAAAAGCAGATAACCTATTGATAGTCTATTGGTGTTTTTTGTCAGGGCACAGCCTAGCTAATTTAGGCCAACCTAAACTTATGCTTGACATATGGGTTGGGCTGTGTCTTACTGAATACATCAGAAGGAATAAGCTAATGGAAAAGTTTAAAATAAACGTAGCCAAGAGAACGAAAGAACGTAGATATCGTAGTGAAGAATACAACTATGAATTTTACTTCAGGATATACCACGAGCATGATCACACTTTAAATGAGTTAGTGGCTGATCTTAACGCACAGTTCCCTTTCCCATACTACAATATAACTGTGTCTAAGAATATAGCATACTCAGAAGACATAACTAGCAAGGTTCTTGTCATCAAAGAGCATTACTTGTGATGGCGTATACCGTAGCATTTTATGACGACGAGGGGTTCATGTTCAGTTATTATTCAACCAACAGCAGAATAAAGGTTGACAAACTGTTAAAAAGATTCAAGGGTAATACCAGACTTGTGAAGGGTGGAGTAAGATGACAAAACCAGCAGTTCATATCAGTAAGATGACGGGTAAGCTTGCCGAGTTTCAAGCTATCTCAACCAATACAGCGACTAATGATTACTGTATCAAACAACACGCCAAAGGTAAACTGACAGGCGAGAACATATGCGGTGACTGCTATAGTCACACAATGCTCAGAACATACCGTAAGAATATGCAACCCGCATTGCAACGCAACAGTGATCTCTTGTCAGGTAGACCCCTAGAACTGCATGAAATACCTAGGATAACTGCGGCTATGTTTAGGTTCAATGCTCATGGTGAACTGATAAACATGCAGCACATGGAAAACCTCATGGCTATTGTCAAGGATAATCCGTGGTGCGTCTTTGCACTATGGACTAAACGGGTAGACATTGTTAATAGATGGTTGCGGTCTAATGACAAACCAGCTAATCTAAACTTGATCTATTCAAACCCTAAGAAGGGACACATAATGTCTAAGCCACCTAAAGGCTTTGACAAGACGTTCAACAACGTGCAAGAAGATGATAGAAAGGAGATGCAAAACTGTACAGGCCAGCAATGCAAAGACTGTCGGATATGTTACACACTAAATAACATGATCGATACTATCGTAGAAAAAGTAAAAAAATATTAACCTTTAGAAAGGAACTAAGAAGATGACTAAACCTATCGTGAAAGCTATTAAACCACACCTATACACACGCCATGTAAAGCATATGGAAAGGGCTTCAATGTTCACTTACAACTATGCTAACATGGATGACTATATAAAAGAACATTACTATACCAAGACACGGGAACAAATAGCCCATGACTTGAATGAGTATGTTGAACGTATCGCATACCGTATTCAGGTGTTGAAAGAAAACAAATTGCTTATGCACAAGCTAGAAAAGAAAAGACTAGAAGCCAAGTTAAAGATGTTGTCAGACCAACACTTAGCTCTTGAGGCTGAAATCCGCAAGACAGCTAACAAACTTTTAGATGCCTAAGTATCTATATAACATAGGGCTAGGGTTGTCAGTAACACTTAACGCAATACTAGGTGGACAACCTTACCAAACATTCAGTGCCAGAAACTTTGATTGGTACATAAAAAATAAATATAATATTGTGTCAGCTATTGACACGGTGTTAGGAAAGGATCATTGTTGGAAGTGTTATAAGAATTGGAAGTGGGGTATAGAAGGTGATAAGATCAATGATAAAATGCGTAAGAGACGTTGAAGAGTTCTTGGAATTAGACTATGATACCGAAGATGATCAAGAGTATATAGAAGGGTTGTACCCTGCGCAGGACGCAGCCCTATTATACGAAGAATATCAGACTTGTCAAGGGGAAAAATACTATGACGGATAAAGTTTGCCCTGAGTGTCAAGGTGATGGTGAGTTCGAGGTTGACGTACCCAAGAGAATGAGTTTCGATAGAGACATAGGCTACCTTGACACAGAGAAAGTACTGTGCTACATGTGTGATGGAAGTGGAGTAACAGAAGATGAAAACGAAGACATATGAAGACAATCATTTTGTCAGCAAGGAACCATGCCCTGAGTGTGGGTCAAGAGATAACCTAGCTAGGTACTCAGATGGTCACGCCTATTGCTTTGGGTGTGGTCACAGAGAACCAGCAAAAACAGATTGGGATAAGATAGAAAGCATGGTAGCAAAAGCGTATAATAAACTTGAGGTAGTACCCTTGGAAAAGATGACAGCTATCTATCGTGGTATGCGAGGCATTACTGCTGACACAATGCAGTTCTATAACTGCCATACCTACCTGAACAGTGAAGGCAAAGAACAGTACCAGAATTATGTCTACCCCTCAGGTGGTGTGAAGACACGGTACTTCCCTAAAGAGTTCAGTGCCAAAGACTTTAAGACTGATGAACTATTCGGCATGAACCTATGGAATGCTGGCACATCTAAGACTGTCACCATAACTGAGGGTGAGCTTGATGCTATGTCAGTGTATCAGATACTGCACAACCCTAAGTATGCTAACCCCGTTGTGTCATTACCCTCAGCTAACCCTAGCCGTAAGCTATGGGAAAACGTACACGAGTGGCTGTCATCATTCGATAAGATAGTCTTGTCTATTGACAATGATGAGGCTGGCAATGCTATCTCTCAACGGATAGCTAAGATGTACCCTAACAAGGTGTACCGTGTACCACATGACAAGTATAAGGATGCTAATGAGTTCTTACAGGCAGGTAAAGCCCAAGAGTTCAAGTCAGCTTGGTTCAATGCTAAGAAGTATACACCTGACAATGTAATCAATACACCTGATCAGTTCTTGAGCCTGTATAACAAGGCTGAGGATCATGTGTTCGTCGAGACAGGTATCAGAGAGTTCGATGATATGTGCTTAGGTTTGATGCAAGGACACTTCACATTGTTCAAGGCACAGACAGGCATAGGTAAGACTGAGTTCATGCGTTACCTTGAGTGGCGTATACTTACATGCTACCCAGACATAAAGCTTGCCATCTGGCACATGGAAGAAACTAAGTTACGATCTATCCTAGGTCTAGCATCATACAAGATGCAGATGAATGTCACACGTAAGGATCTTATCACAACTGAGAAGATGGATAAACGTGTGCAAGAATCTATCACAAGTTTGACCAAGGATGAAAGGCTCTATCAATTCTTTATGAATGATGAAGACGATCCCCTTGACATTCTATCCCACATCAGGTATCTATCTCAGGCATGTGGTGTGAACTATATATTCTTTGAACCTATCCAAGACATCAGTGCAGGTGTGGGTGCAGAAGAAGGTAAGGAACAATTCCTAGCTGATCTTGCTGTCAGGTTATCTAAACTGTCAGCCGAACTAGGGGTAGGTATCGTTACGATTGGTCACACCAATGATGACGGTGCTGTCAAGTACTGTCGCATGATAGAACAACGTGCATCAGTTGTGGTTGACTTGAAGCGTGACAAGATGGCAGAAGATATTGACGAGAGGAACACAACTAAACTTCTTGTCACAAAGAATAGACCTGTCGGGCCAACTGGATATGCTGGGCAGTTAAGCTTTGATCCAGTAACATTTACTTTGAAAGAGAAACCTGATGAATTTTGATTACATGGCTACAGGTGCAGCGACACTGTACTTCCTAGGTATATACCTACATTACATACACGTTAAGACAATCTTCCATCTGCTTGATAAGCTAGATGAAGTAAATAAAACGAGAGCCTTGTTCCATAGCACAGTATGGCCTATAACTGTACTGACTTTCTTGTGGCAAGACATCATGGGTGTGGAAGATGACTAAGATAGTCGCAATGGATATTGAAACGGAAAGCTTAGATCCTTCTAAGATCTGGGTTATCTGTACAGAAGATGTTGTCACAGGTGAACGGGATCAATTCCTAAACCTGACAACCATACCTGAGGAAAGGGATAGGTTTGCTAAGTACTGCCTCGATATTGATAACTTTGTGTTTCACAATGGTATTGGTTTTGATGTACCAGTAATTAACAAGTTACTAGGTGAGATCATACCTATGAAGAAAGTTATTGACACTCTCATTGTGTCAAGAACAGTTGACTATACGATTGACAATAAGAAGAAGCCCCACAGTTTAAAGACATGGGGTGAAAGGCTAGGTGACTTTAAGTTAGGCTTCAATGATTACTCAAAACTAACTGATGAAATGATTGAGTACTGCATACAGGACGTAGTTGTTACAGTTAAACTATACCATCATTTCAAGGATATAATACACGCACCTGAGTGGGAAGATGCCTTACGGTGTGAGCATGACATACAGATTCTATGCGAGAACATGTCAGACAATGGCTTCTACTTCGACGAGGACAGGGCAGAAGAATTACTAGGTGAGATCTGTGTACGCATGGAAGAACTTGAGAAAGGTTTTCAGAAAGACTTCCCGCCTAAGCTTGTCGAGGTTAATCGTATCAAGTATAGAAAGAAAGCTGACGGAACCCTATACTCCAGTGTTGTCAATGCCAACCAACAATACTTTGCAACCGCATTGGATAAGTCAGTGTACCCCAACGAACTGGTATGCTATGATTACATAGAGTTTAAACCATCATCACCTAAACAAAGAATAGAAAGACTATGGGAAGCTGGATGGCAACCATTCGATAAGACAAAAGGGCATATCATTTATGAAAGAGAACAAGCAAGATCGTGGAAGTAAGTTTGCTAGGTACGGGTGGACCTTATCTGAGGCAAACCTTAACACACTCCCTGAGGACGCCCCTGAAGGGGGTAAACGGTTAGCTGAGTGGTTGACACTAGAAGGACGCAGAAGCTCACTGGTGGAGTGGCTAGGGCACGTTAAGGAGGACAAGCGTATTCATGGTAGCTTTGTGCACATTGGTGCATGGACAGGACGTATGGCACACCGTAACCCTAATCAAGCTAACATCCCTGCTGAGTTTCATGGTGATGCTAAGACAGCAGTCGAACAG